TTTAAGAACTTAGAAAACGTCGGTGGAAATTTAGATGCACCAGCCACCCCAGCCTTTCCCAAAAGCTTAAGATATGGAGCAACAAGGAAGATAGCATCCTCTGGAGTCCCGACCCATGGTTCTTCAAGTCCACCAGTATACCCCCTGCCTGTATACCCTGGTTCATACTCTGGTAATTGGGCTCCTAAAATCTCAGGTATAGTAGCAGCGATCATTGAGGGGTTTAATTGATTTGGTATTGTAAACTTGCCACCTGGCATATTATCCCATCTGCCCTTGCTGTACAGCCATTCCTGGCCCAGCTTTCTTAATTAATCCTCCACCCGCTATTCTTGCCATCTCAGCCATCTGTTGTTCTGGCTGTAAGACTTGTTGCCCTGGTTCGGGAGGCTGTGGAGCATTAGGAGCGTTGGGGGCACCACCTTTGGTTCCCTCAACTTGTCCATTCCCTGGAACGACTCCTACCCCAGAAGCTTCGGGTGTGGAGGGAGCGGGTATCAATAACTTAGATTGATTCTTAATATCCAAAACATCCAGAACCATCTTCTTAAGTTCAACTTGGTTGATCATTGGATCATTCTGGAATAACTTATAGGCTTGCATAATCTGTTGAATTCTAACTTCCCTAATGGCTGTAGTTGAAGAACCCATTGGCTGGAAGTTATACTGCTTAAGCATTATATCTACTGGCTGTTGATAGAACTTATCTCCTTCTAGAGCCATATAATCCTCAGGCCCAAGGACTTTCTCTAGTTCTTCTTTAGGTAAGAACTGGTAATCGAGCCATAAGAATATCTTAGAAATATGTCTAATGACTGTAAATTCTAGCATCTTAACGACAGTGTCAAATCGAGCGGTAGCGGCCTGCTGTAATCTCACAATTCCAGTTGCTGTCTCTCGTCTCTCAGGTGGGGCTCCACGCATATACATGAATTCCCCTGTTGCATTGTCGATATCCTGCTTAATAATCTCTTCTTCCATATAGGCCGACTTGGTCACGTCTCTCGTGTCTAAGGGTTGTATGGCATTAATATCATTGGTTAAAATAACATTTCCTGGATAAGATACTAAACTACTCATATCAATGTCAGCATACTTATTGGCAATGAACATTCTGTTTATGATTAAGTTAACATTGTCCATTCGTTGGTTTCTGACAGTGTTCAATTCTTCCTGTAAGTCTTCGGCTATTTCTGGGACTCCTATTCCATAGATCTCGTGCTGAACAGGAATATATCTAGCCATTATAAAAGGCAATAGACCGTCGAAAGGATTGTCTTCTTCTTTCAGAATGACCTTTCTGGCCCCGATTGTATATATCTTATCCTTGTCCCAATATTCCAGTACTTCGATGATTCGTCTGTTTGTATCAAAACCATACTCATCTAATCGTCCAATGTCAGTAAGTCGATCTCTCTTATACTGGTCCACGTGTATATCGCTGGCTATGTATTGTTCTACGTCCTTTACGTTCTTATAGAATCCTTGGGCCTGCATTGTGTATAAATCGTCCAAGTCTACATAACTTAGTTGAATTATGTATTTCATCCTACGAATCGACTTGGCTCTATAATCTGGGAATATATTGAATAGATCAACTGGCTCCACATCTATATAATTGAAGGAAACCAATTCGTCATCATTGAACTTTGGGATAACTTTTAGGAAGGCCGTGCCATATATGGTGCACTCTTTGAAGAACTCCAGAATCTTAGGAAAGAATTCCAATCTCTCATCGTCCAGTTGATATTCTAAGAGCCGTTCCATAACCTTGGATAGGTTTTCATTGGCCCCCTGTCTTGCCTGAACTGATATGATTGGTCGGGTATTAAATATAGTTCCAAGCATTTTTGGAACCACTGTTTCCACGATGGAAAATACATATGGTACAAAGAGATTGCTCTTGAAAGGATAGGAAGTTTGGTCTCTATAACTACGATATATCTTATAGAATTTTCTCCATCTGTCCTCGTATGATTGCCTCCAATTCTTCACCGAATCATAAAGATTGGAAATATACTCAGCGGGATTCTCTTTTAGTGTATGTGGATTTCCACCAGTAGCAACGGGTTGCTCTGTCATAGTAACTGCCATATATACCGCCTTATTTTATAGACCTATTTTTATGTCTAGGAAGTAGCATAATGTCCTCTAAGTCATTCTTATCCTTATGATGGACATCCATTGAACTTCCTTTCTTTACTAAACCCTCTCGAATTGCCCTACGCCTATCTCTATTGCGTCTGGCCCTCCTCTTCTTCTGCTCAGGACTAGATTGATATTCTAAGTCATACTCATAATTATCATGTCGCTTTGTCATTTCTTTCTCCCAAATCTAATTAAAACTCCTGTAGTTCGTGGAACTCTACCTTTGACAAATACACGCACCAATTCGATGTCTTCAACAACTAGAGACTTGTTGAGATCAGTGAAGTTATCAATAACAAGTTTAATCTTATCTTCCAACTCATCCTTTGTCATTCAATGTCCCATTTCCCAGTACCCTCTTCAACATCCTTCTTGGACTTCTTAAGCCCTTTAACTGCCGCAGCGGTATTTGCTCCAACTGGACCTAATGGACCTCCTTCAAGCCCCTCATATACAGTCCGTTGTACTTCTTCTATAGCATCTTCAAGTTGTTCTTTTCCCCAATTATATACTTTTTTGAGGCCAGTCCAATGATTTTTTCCATTCGGAATATTAGTATCTGCCATTTATATCTTCTCCTTATATATACTGATTCAAACTAAAGTTAGGTAAATAACGCCCTAATGGGGAATACCCAGCTGTTAATGGATTAACTGGATTATATCCCGATGTTAACGGATTAACTGGATTATATCCCGATGTTAACGGATTCGCTGGAGTTCCAAATGTATTAGTTGGAGCCCTTTGTACACCCAAATAAGGGGATATCTGTGGAGCCCAACCTGGTTGCCCCATCCTTTGTTTAGCCATTTGAGCCATCATCTGTTTCTGAAATAGATTGGGGGTTCCTGGTGCCCCTGGTGTCTGTGGAACTCGTGGGGGCTGAGGAACTTGTGGTCTCCGTGCCACTGTATCAAGAATTTGTTTTAGCATGTCAGGTGGTATACTATTATGTAAAAGTTTATCACGTTCTAATTGCATCTGCTCCTTTGTTGGTCCTGCTTGAGCAGCATTTGGAGCTCCTGCCTGTGTAGGATTAGGAGCTGCCTTATTCTGTTGAGCAAACATTTGCTGATGCGTCCTATTATTGAATATTGCATCAGTTAGTAGTTTAGAAGGTGTAACAGTTGCCCCTCCACCTGGTTGGGCTGTTACTATCTCTTGTCCAACTTGAGCACTCTGCCCTCGTGGGATAGCTCCTCCTGTGGCTTTTCCTGGAATACCCAAGGCTGCCAACAGTTCACTCTCTCCACCCTCTCCTGGACCAGCACCTGGCATGGGCATAGGTGGCCCTCCAGCTGGTGCTCCTCCAGCTCCCATTAAACTAGTTAGGAGTTGTGGATTTGACTGAAGAATCTGAATTAAAATAGGAAGTATCATTTGTAGGATTTCTGGGGTAAGACCCGCTGGACCAGCTGGCCCTGGAGCCGTTGGGGGAGTCCCTCCTCCAGCACCTAATGATGGTAACATTTGGGGATTTACTTGGGGAGTTGTTTCTGGCATTTATAATTCACCTCATTAAAAGTAACCTGTTTTCAGGTTTAAGTTTTCTGGAATCTTTCTAATTTTACCATACTCGGGGGGTCGATACACGATGTTACCCATACAAACATATCTAAGACAATCCATTAAGTGATCGTCTTTCTTCATGGGCTTTTCCTTAGGATCCAGTTTGTCTTTCCTACGATAGGCCCAATCATCCCAAATATAGTGCCTAATTTCTCTTATTAAGTTGTGACAGTTTGATGTAAAATATAGTTTGGGCTTTCCTCCATCTCCAGGATCAAGTAAACTATTCACCTTAAGACGGCCTGCTCTAATATCCTTGTGAGCAGGAATTGTATATATTCCATATTTATTTAAAAGCTCATCTGATACACTTTGTCCTGCGATGGACTGAACTATATTTGCCGATGTATCTATAATGGCCAGATTTGGAGGCCACTTGCTTCCCATCTTGGCTTTTATACGAGCAGCAAGCTCTGAAATAATACATGACTCCAAAATCTCATCAAATACAACCCACACGTTTTGTGAGGTTAGCCCACAGAATAATACCCCATGTGGATTTCTATCATGCGGATCAATACCCAGAACGATCATCCAGTCACTGGGGATCTCACCTATAGGCTTGATTACATGCTTATTATAATCAAATGACTTGTAAATCAAACCCTCGTGGGAGAAGAACTTACCAAACAATGAGGCTTCTAAATTATCCCTCATTGCTGGGTCATTCTTTATATTTATAATATCCTGAGACTCAAGATTTGGATTCTCTTCTGTAGCCACATGCCAATGCTCCACTGCTGGAGGAATGGCATCAGGATTATCATATAATGTGTAGTATAACCATGTCATCCCATGTAGGGGAGTACAGGTTATGATTAACTTTCCACTTATTCCCTTAGCAATGGTACGAAGATAGTTACTTTCATAAATATCATGTCTTGGCTCTTCATCCATTACTACTAGGTGTCTAGCAACACCCTCAAACTTTTCAATGTCCTGATCATAGGACTTTAACTCTAGTGTGGTTCCATTGGTTAACTCGAGGATTCTATCTTCTGCCCACCATTTATTAATGGAATGCTTTGGAAGCCATTCATATAATTGGGGGAGAATGATTTGCTTTCCTGATGAAAAATCAACGCTACAAATACGAATCGAAAGTGGGGGTGTTGGGTAGTCTAGGTATGGATGAATACCCAGAGCTGCCCAACACGTCTCCACGATTCCTGCCGTAGTTTTCCCAGAACGCCTTCCACCCAAGATCAATCTAGTCTTTGCTGTACTTCTATGAAATTCCAAGAACTTTTCATTATTAGGCCTATACGAAAGTAAAGGCCCCATAGCTTCAAGCTTTTGGCGGGTCACGGTATCCAGTTGTTCTAGAAATGCCTGTTCAGAAAGGTCCATAGTGGGTATCTATTAGCTCTGTAGAGTGTACGCACTCAAGCATGGAATATAATAAACCTGTCCACCAGGAGCCGTAACTTCCATAAGAATATTGGCGGATATGGCAGATGTTCCAGCAGAACTTCCACTAAACAGTTTACCAGCTGCAGGCGTAGTAAATGCTAATCGAGTAGATCCAGCACTTGTTGCCAAGGTTCCACTAATCGTACCTGCACACAAATAAGATGACGCTGTAAGAGTAGCAGCAGAAACATCCGTCGCAGTTACTGTGGTCACTTTACAACTAGTTCCAGACAGAGTAGTACCACTTAATGTAGTACCAGTGACTGTAGTTGCCTTTACATCAGTACCAGTAAATGTCGTACCACTTAAGGTCGTTGCTTTAACATTAGTAGCACTAACATCTGTAGCCGTGACAGTAGTTCCACCATAAGTGGTTCCACTAAATGTGGTACCAGATACGTTAGTGGCAGTGACTGTGGTTGCATAGACGCTAGTACCACTAAACGTAGTACCAGTCAACGTAGTAACCGACATACTAGTTCCACTGAATGTGGTAGCAGAAATAACACCTGCACTAGTCATAGCCATTGCTGTTCCACCAAAGTATACCCATTTAAGAACATTGTTGCTGACAACAGTCAATGTAAAGGGATATCCTCGCCCGTATACACTAATTGCCATTTATACTTTCACCCTCCTTATATTGAGATTAGAAATTACTCTTTCACCTCTCAGGGTCTTTAAGTACGAAGGCCAGTTCATCCATATCAAAGCCCTCGATTTCACTATCCAAACTCTTAGCCTCTTCGTCAATTGCTTGTAGGGTTTTCTGCTGTAAACTGATAATTTCGGTCTTCAGCAACTCTTGTTTGAGCATGGAATTCTCAATTATCAATTTCAACATTTCTGAAGCCCCTACCTTTGAACGTCCAGTAATCATAACCTAACTCCTTTCCTGAAAGAAAGTGGAGAATCTTTTCTTTGTTTCTCTGTCAACCTCTTCTTGTGGTTTTTCCTTTCTTTCAACCCCTGTGGCTTTGTATTCCTCTAATGCCGTATTCATTCTACGACCATAAATTATTGCCTTCTTTATATTCTCCTTAGCTCCATCATAATCATCCATATTGAGTTTCTGATAGGCTGTTTTTAGAACCCCACAAATAGTTGTGTCATCCTCTTCATCCCGCATCTCCATACTTACTGCTCCTAAATCCTCAGGTTTAATAGTCCTAAGATGAGCTTGCTCCTCCTTAATCATTTGTATCCATCCCAGTCTAATTGGATTATTATATAGATCAATTGAATTTCTACATAAATCACATACTGGGATACTAGCCAGTTCGTCATTCGCTGATAATATAATCTGACCACTACAACAAGGAGACATAGCAAATCCCACTACTATTCTATTCATCACCACCCTCAAGCTTCTTTTGCAAAAGCACTCATGCAAGGGATATAATAAACATTCCCACCATATGTTACTTGTAATAGAGCATCAGCAGATATGCAATCATCAGCCCCAACACTATAGGCAGATAAATGCTTTCCCGCTCCTGCTGTCGTAAAGCAGAATTCTGTTCCCCCAGCACTAGTAGCCGTTGAACCACTAAAGCCAGTACCACTAAATGTAGTACCAGTTACAGTTGTTGCCTTAACATCCTGACCACTAAATGTGGTGGCTGTAACTGTAGTTGCTTTTACATTCTCACCAGACACTGTGGCGGCACATAGGGTATCCGTTCGACGAACTACC